TTTCTGATTCTGAAGATTTTTCTTTCCAATAAAAAATTTCTTTACGTAACTCTCCGTTCAACTTCTTATGTCCCTCACTAATATCTTCTAGTTCTTTAACACGTTTAGTTAGTGTTTCTATTCTAGCTTCTAAATCGTTATCTCCTCTGTCCTCTTTCATATTGACTTTATAGGATAGTTACCTTAAATTGTCAACATGGGAGTTCCTAAAAGATTAACTGAGATGCAGCAAAGGTTTGCCGAGTTTTTAGTATTTGGTGGACCTGATGGACCTATGACACAAACAGAAGCAGCAGTCGCTGCAGGTTATAGTCCTAAACGTGCAAGACAAGAGGGATCTGAATTAAACAATCCAAAGCAAAATATATAGGTGAATTAAAAGAAGAAAGATTACGAAAACATGAAGTAACCTATGAAGGACATGTTGCAGAGCTTGCTAGACTTCGTGAGGCAGCGTTGAAGAAAGGTTCTTTCTCTTCTGCTGTGAACGCTGAAGCCAATCGAGGTAAGGCTGCAGGATTATATATAGACCGCAAGATAATAAAAACAGGTAAATTAGAGGACCTATCAGAACAGGAATTAGAAGCAAAGATGAAACAAATATTAGACGACTACGGACAGTTGATAAACGTGACTCCACAACCTACAGCTTCTGAATCTTCTTTACCCAAGCCCGAGGAATCATCGTCCGATCCCCAAAACTAAAACCATCTTCATCCTTATCGTAAGACGCAAATAATTTTATATGGTCTTTTGTTTTTTCGTACAACCAACCCTCGTTTACAGGTTTTGCTAACTTCATTTTATCAAACTCACCCTCGGTGGCCCAGCCAGAGTCACTCACACAATCTATCCACTCCACTCTGACTTTTGAATAAGGTATGTCGGGAGTTGCATACGAGGCAACAGCTTTTCTTCTTTTTCTGGGCATAAAATCTTTATATCATTTTTATATAAGGGATCTAGAAAGTTTTAAAAAATGTGACAAAAACAAAACGTTTCGTGGAGGGGCATTCTGTATACACCATAGGTGGACAAAATAATCTGTCCACCTAAACATAATTTGTACCATGATTTGTCCACCCTAAAGTCATATAAATCAACACTTCTAGACCAAAAGTACAAAAGTACACTTTTTAGTCGTTGCTTTTTTATAAAAATTTTTTAAACTTTTTAGATCCCTTATAGTAAAGGCTTTGCCTTCTTTTCGCCATAATGTCGTCTCATTGCTGCCAACTTATCTTCTGCTGAAGATATCTTAGCTAACAAGGTGTCAACCTCTCCTGTGATGTCCACATGCTCCGGTATCACCATATTATGCTCCTCTATGGCGTTTATCTTGTACTTAGCATCCATAATTTCTGCTTCGTACCTTGCTTCTAGCGTTTTAAACATTCTATCATTCATAGTTTCTCCTTTAATTCTTTTAAATACTCTTCATTTTCTTTTTCTTCAAAGTCTTCTTTTGTCACTTCTACTTTAGCCTGTTCTTTTTCGTCGAACAATAGGTCATGATACATGCCCAATCTCTTCAAAAACCTATGTTTATATTGCCTTAATTCTGCCCCATTTACTACAAATTCCTGGTAATATAGGTCAGGTGTACATACCATAATCACACCTTGTTCTATAGCACTGCCGTGTACATAGTCATGAGCCATGGCGTATGCTGCTATCTGCAACTTATAATCATCAATCCACTCTTCTCTCTTTGGTCTATTAGATTGTTTGAAGTCAACTATACTTTCTTTGCCGTTGTGTAGACAAACTAAATCAGTAGACCCAGCGTAAAGGCCAGGATAATATAATGTAACTTCTGATCCGTAATACTCTTCCACTGGCGCAAGACCCACTTCAATAACTTTTTCGGCCATGGCTTTCGCCTTCTGTCCGAGTTCTGTAAGATCATCGTAGCCAGTGTCTGTAACATAACATTCGATGAATTTATGCATGGAAGTTCCCCTCCTTGAAGATAGATTCTTAATTCGTTCTGCTTCTGCTTCTCCAACTTTGGCCTTCCAGTCTTTTAGAAATTGTTGATTTTTGGTTTTGCCTAATATCGTAGTTACACTAGGAAGTCTAGTACCATTTACATCGTACAACCTTGTTCCATGGTCCTCGATCCGGGTACCAGTGATATAGCTATATTTATTATTTTTCTTCATAATTTTATTTTTAGTGTGGGCCCGAAGGCCCATCACCTTAGTCTAATACCTTATTAGATATATGTTTTTTCTTAGGTCTAAGCCTATAATTATAACAATCTATTAACGCTTCTAAAAATTCTTCCTTAGTACCACCAGTCAATTTAAAATATCTATTATGATATTTTTCTAGCTGGATAAGGCACGTAGATATAGAAAAATTAGATCCATCTTTAGCTTTCAGTTTCTGTGCTTTAACAAAAGCAAGACCAAACTTAACCTTATTAGGTAGCTTATCATTAAAAGTTCTTATCTTATTAAAATATGCACCTTGTTGTTGTGCATATGCTAAACTCTTAACTTTAAACTTACCATTTTCAAAGTCACTTTTACCGTAGTCTTTTACATTTCCTGACAGTAACCAAGTTGCCACCGTAGTGCTTAGTTGGTATTCATCTAAGAAAGTAATAATCTTTCGGTACTCTAAGTAATTCGGTCTACTAGAATGCGAAAAAGAATGTAGATAATCATAGAAGCTCCAACCATCTTGACTGTTATTCATAATAATACAGTCATCGATCTTAGCACCTTCACTCATTACACACATAACCGGAATCTGCAGTCTCTCACAGGCTTTTACTCTGTGTTGACCTTCTATTACTTCCCAGTTCTCGTTAATGATTACAGGATTTAATTGACCTCTAGGCTGATTCAACAAACCAACTAGCTTGTCGATTCTTGCTTCTTTGATAGGACGATTAGTTTCTAAAAACACAAACTTAGAATAATCTCTCTCGAAAAAAACTGTAGAAACTGTGTTATCTTTCTTTTCTTCTAGTTCTACACGTTTAAATTTATTTCCTAACATGGAAATAGTGTTACGAGGGAAGAGATTCTTTTGTGAAGATATGACTAATCTCCTTTTCTTCTTACCTTTTTTCATGTTCCTCCTTTCTATCCAACTGACTCTTTACATTCTCTCTCACCAATTTTTCATTGTTGATTAAATATAAATTATCATCATGCGTGTATCCGTATATTTCAAAGGACCCAAACGCATGATTGAATTCTATAATAAACTTATGTCCGTTTTCTTCATGCATCATTATCTTTTTCTTTTTTTGCATCTTCCACCTTATTAATTATATAAAAACCAGCTACTGCACCTATACAGATACCAATCAAACCAACTAACAGCATTCCAAATCCATACTCAGGTGTCATTCTAAACTCATCGCTTGTTTATATTGTTCTATACTTACAACATTACCATCAAAAATATGCGGATCGTAATGATCTATAACTTGTTCTATCTTATGTAATTTTACTTTTACGTGTGGCCACAACAGTCTACAAACTTGATAGCAGTCTCTGAAGGTACAACGCCAACGCCATTGTGTTTTAAATTTTTTACCTGTTTTAGTTAAACCTTTTATATCTCTTCGTATAACAGTTCCTGTTTCTAAGGTTTCGTGAACCCAGCGTATCACCGGTTCATCCGTCATAGCTATTTCCATACTAATACGCATAGAGTTAGACATACGATATCCAGGTTTACCTTTGTGTTTCTTTTTCTTTTCTGGTCCTCGTCTTATGTGAAGACTACCCTCACCATCAAACAACCCAGCTATGTAAATTATATCACTTTCTCTTACCATCGTTTTTTTCATGTGTTATTATCCATCTTAATGTTGCAGTTGTTGGATCAAACCCTTGATACTTACTAGTGCAACTTGTTAGTAGGACCATCATCAATAAGATTGTCATCAACTGTTTCATAAAATTCTCCCTCTGAGTCACAGTCCCAACATTGGTGTACATAATCTTTACCATCAATAAAATTATTTTTAACAGTTACAAAACCGTTACCGCTGCATGTGGGACATATTATCTTTCTCACTCTAGCCTTTTTTAATTTTGCCATTTAACTTTTTAGCTTTCTCGTTAGTAATAGCTTCGATGGTCTTTGATACCGACAACTTTGCATCAGGCAATAATACCTTCGACAACTGTTCTAATATCCTGTATGTTTCTTTTGATAGAGAAACATTTTTGTATTTACTCATGTCTGTCATTTGTGTTTCCTTTCATAATAAAATTTACATATAATATATTTTATAGGATTGTCAATGAAATATTTACTAATAATGATACTTTGTTCAAATGTTTCTGGAACCTGTATGCCCGGGTTTGAATGG